TGAGTGACGAAAATGCGCTTCCGCCCTTCATTACTTGGCCAGCAGCTCCGGCCATGGCGGATCCTACAGATGATACTGATTTGGAAAATTTGGTTAATTCATTGTCGGCAACAGCGGTGTCAGTACCAAGTCCTTGCATAGACCTGGTTAGCTCTGCCATTGCTCGTTGTAGTTCTTCTTCGTTTTCTAAAGCCATGTTTTATGCGCCGATAAGTAGTGTACTATCTATTTATGGTGAAAAAATGACCAATCCTTTAAGTCAGTATTTTAGACAACCCGGCATCTATATCAAACTTCCCAGCCAAGGACAACACTATCCTGCGGGTGCCTTAGACATGCCTGCTAACCAAGAGTTACCGGTATTGCCCATGACTGCTATTGATGAAATAACCTATCGAACTCCTGATGCATTATATAACGGCAGTGCAACCATTAATGTTATACAAAGTTGTGTGCCTAATATAAAAAATGCATGGGAAATTCCGTCCACCGATTTAGATACTGTGTTAATCGGCATTAGAATCGCCAGCTACGGGCATGAAATGGAACTGGCATCTACTTGCCCGGCCTGTCAGAACACTACAGAACTTACATGCGATCTACGACATGTGTTGGATCAAATTCAAAAACCCGATTACAGTCAATGCATACCGGCCGGGGATATGGAAATCTTTTTACGGCCCATGACTTATAAAAATCTCAATGACAACAATCAGGTACAATTTGAGCAACAAAAACTTTTGCAAACTCTAGGCGAAGCTGATCTTCCTGAATCTGACAAAATGACAGCATTGGGCGCTGCGTTAAAAAAAGTAACAGAACTTACTGTGCATTCACTAGCCCAGAGCATTGGCGCTATTAAAACTCCCACTGCCTTGGTCAGTGAGCCCGAATACATCACTGAATTTTTGAAAAACTGTGACCGCAACTTGTTTAATCGCATACGCGATAAAATTATTGAGCTCAAAGCCAAAAGCGAAATGCAACCACTTAAACTTAACTGCCCTGACTGCCATCACAAGTATGAGCAGTTGATTACTCTGGATATGTCCAGTTTTTTCGAATCCGCCTCCTGATCTCAAGCTCTGATCAGATTACAGAAATGATCGAGCAGATGGAAAAAGAAACAGATACAATCAGGCAAGAGGCGTTAAAAATGTCTTGGTACATGCGAGGTGGCGTTAGCTATGCCCAGGCCTTGCACCTTAGCACAGCCGAGCGTAAATCATTGAATGACCTAATCAAAGACAATTTAGAGACCACTAAAAAGTCGGGCCTCCCGTTTTTCTGAAAATATGTTAGACCTAGATACCGTAAAATATCACATAGGACTCTGGATAGAGACTTTTGTGGAAGTCCCCCATCCTGCCCTAGGCGGTTGGCCCCCTTGTCCGTATGCTCGCAAGGCCAGGCTAGATCAGGACTTTACAGTTAGGGTAGGAGTTAATCCCTACTTTGACCTTCTTAATGTTGCCAGAGACGGACTAAGTGGCAAAAGTGTGTTAATACTTGCATACAATCCCGACGAATTCTTTTATTCACAATTTACTAGCGACATTAAAGCTGCTAACGAAGAAGCATTGCTACAAAACGATTTGCTGGCTTTAGAGGATCATCCTGGGGATCAAGAAATTGTTAACGGTGTTAGCATGAATCAAGGCACGTATGCACTGGCACTTGTACAGAGCCTAACGGACCTAAATGAAAAAGCCCAACTTGTTGCCAAGCAGGGCTTTTATGATACTTGGCCCGAAGATTACTTACAGGCTTTGTTCAAACACCGTAAAGATCCGCGGGCAACTTAATTTTACTATCACGTTTGCACAGCCAAACATATTGATCTACATCTTGGGACCAAACATCACCGTTCCACCACTCAAAGCCCTGTATCTCTGCCTTGTAAATTGAACTTTTTTCGTATCCTGGGCCTAAATAAACATACTCGTACTCTTGTTGTTTAGCCCAAGCAATTTCATGTTCTAGACTACGTGACCCTAGGCGAGAGGCCGGTAAACTATAATCCCATACAAACAAACACGTTTCAATAGCCTGTGGTGAATAATGGCGCAGTTTGGCCCATGCTACAAAAATGTCATCATGGTAGTAGGCAATAAAACGATCACCGCTTAGACGTTGCCCTACTTCAAAATATTTTTTAAATTTTTTATAATAGCAATAGCTAGTATAGATATGATCCATTTCTGTAAACTGACTAGCAGTAGGATTTACTAATTCGCAAGCAGTATCCAATATAGTGTAATTGGTGTTAGCAACTGCTACTCTTGTGCTACGACTTTGATACCAGCGTATTTGATTATTTCGTATGGTTTGTAAAAAACCCATTTCTAAAGCTGCATTGTGTTCTATCAATTCAACATCAATGAGCTCGCAACGGAAATGAAAAAACTCGCCTTGCTCTTGTTGGCCAAAATTATGATCAAACTTTATTTTCATATAATTATATATGTATATTATTACTCAAGGATAAAATAATGGATCTCTACACTATATGGGCAAACAAAGAAGGCGACATTTCGGACTTAGATTGGGTCAACGGCATGAAAAGTTTCTTTGAACAGTTAATTAGTGAGGGCAAAATGGAAACCTACAGAATTACTCGTTGTAAGATGGGCTTCCGTAGTATCGCCGACATGCCCGAATGGATGATTCTAATGGAATTTAAAGACATGGCGCAGATGGACAGTGCCTTTAAGAGGGTTGCTCCGTTAGAAGGAGAACTAGAAGTCAAACACAAAAGTTTCAATCAGTTTGTTAGTGGAGATATACAACATGCCTTGTTTAGAGATTGGCCCGATACGTTCTAGATGAAAAAGTTTGTAAAACTAGACATTTGTATGATTTTCTTAGCGTATGTACAAAAAGATTTTGCTTTGTTTAGTTTTGTAAGATTTTGTTAGCGGTAATAAAAGATTAGCTACGCTAATCTATGTCTTTCGTTACACTCAGACATGATTGTTTTTCTTACGCATTATCCAGATTATGTGGTCACAATTCACCGTGTCACGGTGAATTGACCTTGACACATTATCCGAGTGACAGCAGTCATTTATTATAAAGAGATTGTATTTCTACGCAGAGGCGGTTGACCGGTACCCCTTACTCTAGCTTCACAAATCAACGGAACCCTAGTGACCCGACAATAAATCCAAGTCCTATAAGCATGAGTCGTATCTTTTTCAACGGAGCCCAAACCATTTGTTGCCTTAAGTTAGCAATTGCCTTTCGCACACAAGATTATCCGGACCGGGTATTTCACCGTTCCTCCTTGCAAGTCTAGCTACCTAGACCAAACATAGCGGATTAATGCCTTACTGTTGATTTTCTAAAAATGTTTTTACTTGATGGAAGTAATGCTGGTTGCTTTGGGTGCCTGGATGCATCTTATCAAAATTTAAATCTGTTTTATTTTTAAGGAATGAATCATATAAATTGATCCAATTAGTAGCATCAATACCGCCGGCTAACTCATAGTCGGCATGCATTATGTTATAAAGTTTAAAAATGTCTTCGTCGTTGCGTGATTCAATATTCAGTATTTCTTTTTTAGTAAATGATGTAAATTGTTCTGGCATGGCTCCGGGTAATCTAACAAAGTAATCTTGGTCCCACGGGCATAGTCCGTTAATAAAAAATAATTTAATATTAAATTCTTTAGCCAATTTTTGTAAAATATTAGAATATTCTACAACCTTGACAATTTCGTGATGCAGATGATGCAATACTAATAATCTGTCTAATAAATCATCTAAATATTTTCTAGTCCACTTATCCCCACGATTTAAATTGACATCAAATTTAGATCGGGCAGTTGGTGATAGTTGTTCAGTAGTAGGCCAAAGTTCAAATCCAACACTAAAATTATATCTTGGCATGCCGGTCCATTGACAAAAAAGCATACTAATATCAAACCGAGACTCTGCAATTGCTCGTGTTACAATTGTAAATATTTCTGAATTAGATGCACCGCCCTTTCCTAAATTTACAAGTTCTAAATTTTTTAACTGATCAATTTGATCACAACACAAATTGACCCATAAATTTGGAGAATTTTTACATTGTTCAACAACCCCGAGTTCGTCCCACCCACTTCCGGCAGTAAACGAACATCCAGCAAAAATTACTTTACTCATTATCATTTTTTCTTTTAATTATATGACTACCATGTACACGTACTTGTATGTGCCCGTTGTAGTAATCATCTGTTTCTAATACACGTCTTGAGAATTGTTCGCGAGCTTCTATGTAACTACATTCGGATTTAGACCTACAGTAGTATAATATTTCGCGAGTAAAGTTGCCTGGTCCTAGTTGTTCTATGTCTTTTGTTAATTCCGGACTTGATCCGTAGTATAGTTGCCAGTCTGAATCGATTTTGCTTCTGATTTTCTTGCGTTTTTTGTTGCCGTTTTTAAGTTTTATTGTTTTATATGTTGTCTTACTAAATTTTGCTAATTTTTTTCCAATGTATTTCCTACCGGTTAAGTTATTTGTAATCAAATATACAAAACCAACGCACTCTTCGGGCAAAACATCGATTTGTTTGTTTTCGTAAAGCCATACCATGGACTAGTAGTTATCATACCGCAAGCTCGCTTGTTAAAAAAGTGTCTGCCTGTTTTAAAGTTTTAAAAATTGGCACATTTTTAATTAAGGTATTTTTTAAAAAATATTCTTTTATTAATATATTGTCAAAACTATCCAACTTGATGGTTGACTTACCAGCGATAACTGCTTTAGAATTATATCCTATTGCGTCTTTTAAATTTGTATGTACTGTAAAACAATATTGTTGAATCTCTCCCTGGGCCGATAACCATCTATGTACATTATCATATACTGTTGACTGATCACTAATTAACAAATGGATATCAGACAGATCGGCAAGATATAATTTCTCCAAAGAAATAGCAACATCAAATACATCTTCTACTGAAGTGCGAAGTCTAGTCCCAAATCTAAGTTGTTCTTTTAACACAAATTCTCCGAAGACGTTATTATTTTTTAAATATTGATGAACAGGTTGATTATAAATTTTACCAAGATACGAATCGGTCTGCGCAACTTTTTTACACCAATTTTTTAAAACTATAGGAAACATATTTTCTGGATATGTTATTCCAACTGAAACACTGTTAGAAAAATATTTTTGTAAAACAGAAATTTGATCAACCCTATGGGTCGGAATCACAAATTGAGTAATGTTTTCTGCCTTGATAATATCAGCCAATGTACAACAATCTTCATGAGACCATTCTTTAAAATACCACAAGTTTGATTCAAACAACTCTTTAAATGATAAATCTAAGGTAGGACTAATTCTTCCTGAGTCGGTAAAATTAAAATTGGTTACAACACCACGATACTGATTGTCGGACAGCAACAAACTTTGAATAAAATCTCCCCCACTACCGGGCTCCCAATACAGAATTATTATATTAAACATAATCTATACAAAAAAAATAATCACCATATCCTGGGTTTGTTTTACCTAATAAATTTAAAAATTTTGTTAACTTCAATCTGTTTGAATTTGTAAACCAAGTTGAAATTAATGTGTTAACTGATATCTCTACACGGTTATAAATTATAAATTTATGTTCTAAACTTACAATAATTTTTCCGCCTGGTTTCAAAAATTGATTGGCGAGATTTTCTATCCATACATTGGTTTGATCAACGGTTAAATTAATAAATTCGATATTATTAATTAACACCAAATTGTCATATTTGTCTCTGGGAGATAAATCAATCATACCTTGATATATTTCTCCCAAGCAGTTATAACATAAAGTTGATCCAGGTATTAAATTCCTTAATACAAACTGATCCTCTAGAACCAAAATTTTCTTTTGATTTTTTTGATTGTGTCTCATAACCGCCCACCGGCTAAGGTAATGGCTTTTTAACCTTCTAATTTGAAGTTTTGTCATGTCGTTTTAAAACCATTGTAGTTACAGGATGGACAAAATTACCTAGTTGTCCGTGATCATCTAACCGAATAGAGGAACTAACTAATTCAAATTGATCCTTAATTAAATTATAACAGTGGTCGACTAACAGTGAGTCATAATCTTGTGTAGGACTAATATCTAGATCTATGTCAGAATAAATGTAAAACTTGTTTATAGCCAGATAAAAATAGTGTGTAACGGATTGACTGGCTATAATAATTTTTTTATCTAGTTCTGCTAACGAGCAATACCCGTCGTTAATGACTAATGCTGTGGTTAAATTATTGGATATTATGGTACAAAAATCTTGATATTGCGGCAACTGGTTTTTGTTATGCAACTTAGACAAAAATAAACTTTTACACGAAGCAACCGGAACGCGGTTAACAAGATCTACTATCATGCTATTTCACTATCTGTGTTATAGCTTGTAAAGCCGTTTTCTTTAACAACCTTAAGGATATTTTCTACACGACCAGCCAGCTCGTCTCTATGACTTACTAGCCAAATACTCTTGTGTCGTTCACGGCTCATTTGCTTTAACAATGCCAATGCCGATTCAACGCCCTGTGTATCTAGGCCGTTGTCAATCATTTCGTCAATGAATAATACATTAATTGGTTGATATAAACTCTCAAATACATCTCGGAATGCCCAGCTCATACTTAAAATTAGTCTGTTACGTTCACCGCGACTCAGGTTATCAAAGTCTAACTCTCTACCCAATTCTTCAATACTAACACTCAGGTCATTTTGAAACACTACAGTATGTGGCAAGCCAATACGATCCAAGTAGTGTGTTAGGCGAGCATTCAGATAGCTGAGGTTTTGTTCAATAATCTTTTTTCGGATAAAACTGTCTTTGCTGGTGAGTAGCTTGAGTAAGAATTCCTGGTGTTCTTGTAAACGACTAAGTCCATTAAGTGTATCATAATTAACCTCCTGCAAGGCCTGATTCTGCATGTCCTCAATCTGTTCAATATACGGATCAACTTCTGCTGTCTTGGTAACCAACTGTATTTCTAAGTTTGATAAATTAGCACGATGTTGAATTGCTTGCTCTTCTTTGTCGTAAAATGTTTTGGGAGGCTTACCTAGCGTCCCCAAGGCTTCGACGGCAGTCTCCAACTCTGATAAGAGTTGTGTGTGTTCCTGGCTTGCTGTTCTAGCTGTTGCCAAATCTTCCTGTTTACCCGCCAGTACCTGTTCGTGCTTTTGATCGTGAAAGGCCTGGCCGCATGTATGGCATGTATGATCGATGAGAGAAGTAATTTCCTTCTCCAGCTTGACCACGGCCTTTGTCTCTCGGTCCTTATCAAGTTTTGCCCGACTAATTGCGCTCGATAGTTCGTTGATATCTTTCCTGCGCTGATCCCAAGCCTCGTGCGCCTTATGCGCCTCAATTTCAGATTCAATGTTGATCTCTTTGAGGCTTGCCAGCGCAGTCTCAAATTTTGTTTTCTCTTCTTCATGTTTAGTTGTCCACATGCCTTGTCTGCGTTTCAGTGCGTCGATTTGTTCCTCAATACGCTTGTTAGCCTCCTGCACCGCACGAATACGAAATTCTTCTTGAGTAATTCCATCTTTAGTAGCACGATTTTGTTCTTTAATCTTGTCAGCACGTTCTGATAACAAAGTAATACCAAGCAACTGCTCAATAATAGTTCGCTGATCGTTGGCTTTTAAACTTAAGAAAGGTTCTGTGTACGTGTTTAACGCCATAATATGCTTAAACATATCGTGGCTAAGTCCTAGCGTATGTTCAATAGCATCTTGTGTTTCTCTACTGTCACCTTGTGCCTCGTCTGTAATTTCTTGCTCTTGATTGTTTACAAAGAATCTTAACAAGTTAGGTTTACGACCACGTTCAATTCGATAATCTTTATCACCAACACTAAAATCCAAACTGACTAACATATTTTTATTGTTAGTCTTGTTGACTAAGTTATCCTTACGGATATTACTAAGTGCTTGTCCATATAGACTATAGCTAAGAGCATTGATAATCGTAGTCTTGCCTGTGCCATTGCGACTTCCATCACCACCTAGGTCTAAATTTTCACCTAAAACCAGCGTAAGGTCTTTACGATCAAATCCAATCGCTTGTGTGCTGTTACCTACACTCATAAAGTTTTTAACGGTTAGATTTTTTATATGGATCATAGATTAGGTGCCCGAGTTTCTAAATATTGTAACACATCTTTTGTAGATGTAAAGTAGGTTAGGTTATGAAATGGCATCTCTTTTTTGTAAATATTTTCTAACTGGCCATTAATATAACTTTCTTGAAACAGTGTCAACGAAGGAATGCGTTGTGGTTGACCTCGTTGGATAGCCGATATAATATTATCGCACTGCACCTTATGACCAATATATGGTATTAAAGTTAGAAATTTTTTGTGTAGCATTTCGAGATTACTATCGAATTTAAAAGGTATTTCTATAAAATTTTGCAATTTTTTTAAAGTATCAACAAACAAATTATAATTATAAAATGCTTTAAATTTAAATATAAACACCGGCATTGTATAGTGCATTTGTTGTTGTTTTTTCCAATAGCCATTGATATTTGGATTTGAAAACCCAAATTTAAAAAATTCTCTTAAAATGTTTCTAGGAATCGAGCCGCTGCCGGTATCAACATTTGGGTATGCATTTAAAATTTCTACTAACATCTCTTGATAAAAATCGTTACTAAGTTTAGAATAAGTATTAATTTCTAATTGATTGTTATCAAGTCCTTGATCACCAGCTCGTAATAAGCTCACCGACGATACTAATAATAAATCGTCCTGATCAAATTGTATAGAAATTGCACGATTAAATTGAGACAACCGATCACTAGGATCTTCAAACCAATGTTGGGCCACAAATATCCTCGAGTTTAAATATTTAGAATTAACTTTGTGACTTGCACCAAGTGAGTTAAAGGGGTCCAGAGTTGGTGCGGCAGTGTTAAAAAAATTATTTAATACTACTTCTAAAAAGTGGCCATGAGTGCCCGCTACAAAATCAATTGGTATTAGCATCAGGATTTTTAATTTTAAATTGGATTGTTGACACTAAATTAGTAGCCAACGGGTAACAATGTAAAAGTTGTGCAAACTTAGCGTCTGTACCAACATAGTTTACCAAGTTTTCTTTGCACAAATTTACTATTAATTGATCTTGCTCACACAAGTCATTGCTTAATTGCACTGATCGCCAACTCATAGGTTCTGATATATTTTCAATAGTAATTTAGGATCGTAAAATTCACTTTCAATATTGGTCAACTGATCTGTGACAATTTGATCTACACTTTCAAATTTGACTTCTCCGGGAGACATGTCCATGTCTACTGCTGTGCTTTTAACTGGAATTAAGGCCATTTCTCGTAAGTTATAATCCTTGACAAATTTATCTTTAATAAAGGTTGCTTCCTCATAGCTAATGTCAATGTCTAACTCTACACGCACATGCATATTGGGTTTTAGAATGTTAGCACCGTTGTCAATTGCTTCACTTAACCTCATAACACGATATAGAGGTTGCCCAGGCCATGCATAATAAACTGGTTCTTTGTCCCACTCTAGTACCATCATACCTCGTTTATCGTCCCCGGCATCGGCAAAGTTGTGTGGGAAACAGTTTCCAATATAGGTAATATTTTTACGTTGCTGACGCAAATGAAAATGTCCACTAAACACACGGTCAATCCCACCAAAGTTTTCTACCTTGATTTCACCATGGTCCGGCATCTCTACCATAGCATTCATTTTAAAATGTGGCAATTCAAAATGTCCAAACATGTACTTTGACGACATTTTTTTTAGTTTCTTATGATCGTCACCAACCAGCCAAGGTGCAATTATAACATCGTCTTGTTTAAACCAGTCGTTGACAATGGTAATATTGGGCAAATGCCGAGCCCACTCCGCTCCGTGAATATCGCGCTTGTCACGATAGTATAGATCGTGATTGCCGGGAATAAAATAAAAATGATCAAACGCTGCAGATAGTTTTTCTAAACACCTAAGTGATACATGCAAGGTCTGCATGTTAATTGCAGCTCTAGAGTGATGCCAATCGCCTAGGAACATGCCGGTTTCACATCTCTCTTCACGGGCCTTGGCAATAAACCAATCAACAAAATCTTCGCAGTCCCGCAGGTGCACAATGCTATTAGACTTTAAACCAAAGTGTATATCAGTCATCACAGCCGTTTTTTTGAATAGATTTGTCATATTTTTAAATTATACATTAATAAATTATAAATTACAATCAGACTGGCAATTTCTATCTAGGTGATGTAGAATCTCATCGGCCCAAAGTAGATTACACTGCTCTCCAAAATGTCTGTTATCATCTGACAAATCCAATTCAGCTTGGCCAAAATAAAATGCTCCAAATTTTAAACAATTATTAAAATCAAGTTGGTTATATAGACCAAGAAGAATGTTTAGTTTCTGTAATATGTACGAATCATCCCGATTATCAAAATCAAGTATTTTCCTTAAATTTTCGCAAAGATTAATATTTTCTAATGAAGTAATAGTTTGATTACGATAAACATTCAATTTGTCGACTAAATTATTAGACCCATTTACAAATACATAGTTAATATTTTTTAATTTGCATACTGCTTGTAGAGAAATCATATATTCAAACCAAAATTTTAGTGCCATGTAATCATTGCAATAATAAGCAGAATGGGTCTTATACAACGGCCATGCTAAATCTGGATTGAGTCCACTTGGGTGAGGTAATACTTGGGTAAAGTTGTCAACATTATTATCTTGTTGATACACCCATATTCTATGTAAACAACTCCACTGCACTAATAAAACATCATGTTCATTAATGTCACTTATTGTAATGTACTCCACCGCCCTTAAAAAAATTTCATGGTTGCTCATACCACCGATTGACAAATTAATAACGTCGCATCCAGTCTGTTTTTTTAAAAGATTAGGATAATGTTTATGACTGTTTTGTTCAGTAAATCCAGAATTAGCACTATGTGAACACCCCACAAGAATAATTCGATTAATCATAGTTATTACTCTGGAGTAATGATGGTAACTACCGCGCCAAAGTTAGGATCCTTCTTGCCGGCGTTTTGCCTGGTCCACGACGGATTTAATCCGGCTTGCTCTAGCATGTCATCGCGAATATTTTGATTTTTCTTTTCTAAATTTAAAATTCTAGTAAACGAGTTAGTGATTGCCGCGGTATAATATGCAAACGGATTCTGTGATTTACTTTCGTCAAACTGTAGGCCAATCTGGCTTAATTGCAACAAGGCCTGTCCACGCATTTCTTCGTTGTAGGTATATCCCCGCCAGTTTGATCGAGTGGCATAGCGTTCACATAACTTCATAAACATTGTAGCCAATGTACGGGTCATTGTTCCATGTTCCTTGCTGAATTCACCATGAGCGAAATCACCAATCCAGTGGCTTTTGCCCACTTGAAATGGCACTTTGTTTTCATCTAACCGATAGTGGTAAAACGGCGGAAATGGTAAACGCACATGCTTGGGATCCAACACAGGAATATCAATTAGGTCGGCCAAGGGATCATCTGATTCTAATTCTAATTCAAAAATGTCTTCGATTTTCTTCTTTTTAGCCTGAGTTTTGGGTATTTTTTTAGGTGCCATGGGTATGTGTTCCCAACAGGTAATTCTAAATACTAAATCAGTGTTGGCAATCTTTTTAGGGTCAATGACAATACCTTCGCGCTTGAATCTGTCGGCACGATTGCGACGAGCTTCTGCAATAGTGCGTTGATTGATTTTTAACAAGGTGGGCAAAATAATATCGTACTGATGATCAGCTACAGGATCTGTGTAACTACAGTAGGTATTTTTGCTTAGGTGAATTTGTTTTAAGATATCTCTATTATTGAGATAATTTGTTTTTGCTGGTGTTTTTGTGATGGGTGTGGCCAAGAATAAACCTCCTAATAGTGTATTTATTGTAGCATAAAACCCACAGTTGTCAACCTTTTAATCATTAAATATGCCGTTTTTTCTTGCGGTAAATATATGGATAACAGGACTGATCAATGCCACAAGTACTCATAGATGGACAATATGTTGAAATAACCCAAGAGCAATTTGATAGCTATACCACTGGGCAAAATCAAAATGTTGCTTCCGCTACTACACAAAATACTGCGGCTACCATTGCTGCTGGTGGCACAGTTACGCAAACAGATTCAGCAACCTCGTTAATTTTAACACCAAATACTACCAACACCAGTCCAGGACAAACACTGGTAACAACATCTGCAACAGTAAGTCGGGCCGCCACATCGGTTGATCCGGCAACAAGTTTGGCGCCAGGCGAAACAATAGTAACAGACGGTGATGTCAATAGCAACACCGCGGTGAGTGCAGCAGACAGTGGGTTTGTTGAAACATCACCTGGGGTGTTTCAGGCCGCCGAAGATCTTCCAGTCGATCCGGCTACCGATCCCACAGCCGGTGGTGGATTTGTTCAACAAGCAGATGGCTCTTTTGTAGCCGCCGAAGATTTACCGATAACCGATATCAATGGTGAGGCTGCTAGTCCAACTGAAGATCCTAATGTACCACAAGAGGTCAGTGCAGTTACAACCGAGAGAAATACCGGCACCGGTACATCAGCCGACAGTGCTGCTGCTGACGCAAATATCCAAGGGCTAATCAAAGGCGCCCAAGCTCAAAAAACCATTGCTGATCAACGCAAACAGATCAACAATGGCGACTGGCGTGTAAGATTGCGCCTGGCCCCTCAGGCCAAATATCTATATAACGCACCTAATCCGGGTATTCTCAAACCCTTACAAGTCACCGATGGCATTATATTTCCATACACTCCGGCTATAAACACCGTGTACCGAGCTCAGTATACTCCGTATGATTTAACTCACTCAAACTATCGAGGATATTGGTATCAAAACAGTTATGTAAATGAAATTAATTTAACAGCCATATTTACAGCGCAGGATACCAACGATGCTAACTACTTGTTGGCAGTGATACATTTTTTACGTTCAGCTACCAAAATGTTTTATGGACAAGATGCCGAGCGCGGCACTCCGCCACCGTTAGTATATTTGTCAGGCCTTGGTGATTATCAATTTAGAGAGCATGCTTGTGCAATTAGCAGTTTTAATTATAATTTACCGGCAGATGTAGACTATATTCGTGCTGGAAGTCCTAACAATGCAGGTCTTAATTTTAATAATATTCGTGATCGGCAAAGTGTGGCAACCAACAGCATTTTTGGTACTGTAAATAGATTGGCAGCGGCGTTTTTGACCAAGGGCGCCATAACTGGTAGTGCTGCACCGCCCACCTTAGGTCTAAATAGACCAACGTATGTACCAACTAAAATGGAAATTCAATTGACATTATTGCCAGTGCAAAGTCGACAACAAGTTAGCAAACAGTTCAGTCTTAAGGAATACGCTAATGGAAACTTGCTCAAAGGAGGATTCTGGTAATGGCCAACTATGATCCAACTAGTCCGTATTTTCAAACTGGCTATAGTCAATTTTTTCTAGATGTAATGGTCAATAGACCTATCCCTAAACAAACTGATGATATCTTGTTTAAAATTAATACCACCTATCAGTATCGTCCTGACCTGTTAGCATTTGACCTTTATGACAATGCCGGCCTTTGGTGGGTGTTTTATCAGCGTAATCCCAACACATTGACCAAACCCCCGTTAGATTTTGTAGCAGATACACAGATATATGTACCCAAAATTACAACTCTTCGCTCAGTGCTAGGATTCTAACATGGCAGACATTCAATCTTTACAAATACAGATTGCTACTTTACAAGCACAGATCTCGTCGCTTAATCAACAACAAAATGTTGCCATTGGTGCTGGAAACACTGCCTTGGCGCAACAAATTGCTAGTCAAGTTGCAGTTCTTGCAAACCAATTGACCAATGCTCAAGAATTATTGCAGGCGGCACAAACAACTGCTGCAGTGCCAACTGCCAGTGCAGGCCAAGTAGCCCAAGATGACGGCACCACCGGTATACAAAATCCAGCTACACCACCAACTACAGTTACAATTCAAACAGCTGCTGACGGTCGAATTGTTCCGGCTGCTGGCACAGTAAATTCTTCTTATGTTAGCACCGATGGCGCAACAGCGTCTACCTTGTCATTGACAAATTCTCAAGGCACTCCAGCATCAAATACAAATGCAAATTCCAGCCTAGTGGCCGCACCCGCTACCAGTCCCGGGGTCGGTGCAGAACGTGAAGACAATACTGCACCAACTGTTAAACCAGCTCAGCAAATTATCAGTGCTTCGTTTAATCAACAAATTATTCCACAACCAAATGTATTGGATGCCTATACTAGCTATACCTATGGACTCAGCTGGTATGTGTTAACACCAACACAGTACACAGATTTTACCAATGGCTCAAAAAATATTTCAACCTGGAGCTTGCTGGCGCAAACTGGTGGCGCCAGCCAAATTGGGCGCAATCAATTTTTCCAATTAGACTACTACATGGACAATTTAATAATTGATAGTTATACCCCAGGCAAAGGATCGGGTCTATCACACTCGGCACAAAAATTTGAATTTACTGTTACAGAACCCAACGGAATAACTTTAATTAATAATTTGCATAATGCAGTGACTACCTTGTATAAACAGGCTAATGTTACTGACAAAGCCGCAGCCTACCTCCAGGCACAGTATTGCATGGTTATTAGATTTTATGGCTACGATGAACAAGGAAATTTAGTAAATCCCATACGTAGCCAGGGGTTGGTTGGGTATCCTGGACAAGGCAGTACCAAATCAGTGGTTGAAAAATACTATCCATTTGTAATTCGAGATTTAACATTTCGTCTGGTTACCAAACAAATCGAATATCATGTGACCTGCAACCCAATACCGTATCAAACTGCCCTAAGTCAGGACCGTGGTAGTATTCCTCTACAGTTTGAATTTGTTGGCGAAACAGTGTCAGACATACTAGTAGGTAAACCAGTGGGCACACAATATCCTACAGTGGATCCAGGCGCTAGAACAACTACATCGGCACCAGCTACCAGTGCACCAGGCCCAGCACCGGCCACCTCAGTAAATGACATCACAGCTAGTGCTGGTATCGATATCAATGGAAACTTTACCGGTGAAACTGCTAGTCCGTTTGCAGTGGTGGCACCGTAATATTATGGCAACCTCATTTGAATCAGCACAAAAAGCCGCCGGGGTTACAACCACTCCGGCTTATGTTCCACTTGGTGGTCGTGCTGCTAGTGCAACCGGTGGTGGACTGTTACCTGGCAGTAGCGGAACTGCGGTGCCGTCAACTGGTGCCACTCCAGCTGCAGCCGCCGCACCACCCACAAGTGCTGGCAATGCACCACCCACAGCCGCAGCAGCTACTAAAGTTAATTCAACTTTTACTGGATTATGTGAGGCCTTAAACACCTATCAACAAGGAAAAGTTACAGCTGGCAAACAAAAAGTGGCCGACATATATGAAATAAAATTTGCTCCAGCATCTATGGCTGCCAGCACGATTAAAAAACCTGGCAGTACTAACTTTAGTGCAACATCAATGCAAGCTAAAGATGCCAACGGTAGATCTTTGGCTCCAGTAACAAACAATGTAGACACTTCTTCTAGATCTGAAAAAGTTCAAGCAGGAACACAAATTGTACAGTTCATTGACAAGGTCATGCGCAACAGCAGCTACATATCCGATCAAGCCTTGTACACCACGGACGAAGTCACAGGTAAACAAGTACCAAATGCCAATAATAAAACAGGGCAAATGGCATGGTTTAAAATCAATGTAACCGCTGTTCCATTGGCCTGGGATAGTCTTCGCAACGATTTTGCTTATCGAATGACCTATACAATCAGTACCTATGCTATTACTCAGATGCAAAGTGAATATTTTCCTACCAGTCGATTTCGAGGCCTGCACAAGGTTTATAATTATTGGTTTACAGGACAAAATACACAGGTATTAGATTTTAGTCAAGAATTTAATAATCTATATCGTTGGGTGTTGAGTGGCAGCCAGATAAAAAATCAAGAAACTACTACATCGGATCCTAGAAATATCACTCGCCGTACAGTCATGGTTGCTAGTGCTCAAAGCAGTCAGGGAGCCGACAAGCAAGCCAATGAAGTTGCCGCTAATGCTGCAGATTATTTGTATAGTCCTGGTGACCAAGCTGCGGTTAAACTAAAAATTGTAGGAGATCCCGCTTGGTTACAGCAAGGAGAAGTCACTACCGGAGTTAGTGCCAAGAATTTTAATTTTGCTCCATTTAATGCTGATGGTACCATTAACTATGAAGCATCAGAAATTACATTTAGTATTGGGTGGAATCAACCAACGGACTATAACTTTGACACAGGTATCATGAATGTTAGTGCTAATAATGTCAGTGGAACTGCTGCGCTCGGTGTGGCAGCCAGTAGCGGCCCGCAAAATACCTATGCTTATGTGGCGCAAATAGTTAGAAGCACCTTTTCAAAAGGTAAATTTGAACAAGAGCTCGAAGGCAAGTTATTGACCCAAGCATACAAAGATCTTCAAGCCATGGCTGCCTCTGCACCAGCAGCCGCTGCGCCAGGTACACCAAATCAAGCTACTACAGCCGCTACACTCCCATATACGCCGCCAGCCGTGGCTGGTGTGGATGAAATAGGAAATTTTACCGGTGAGTCTACTAGCCCTTTCCAGGTCGGAGCATAACATATGACACGTGGAATAAGATCTGCATTAAGAACAGCCGAATATCCTGGACGCCAGTCTTATACGACTAGCCCAACTCCGTACACTAATGATCAGGAAACTCCGGTATCAGATACACAACCATTACCAGCACAATTAATACAACCGCCAACCTCGGATGGATCGGTAGTTGTTGCTGCACCTGGAGCATTACCACTATATAATACACCCAAGGTGTTAGGGCCCAATAACGGAATTAATACTACTCCACCCCAAATTTTAAACAGAGAAGCGTAATGTCAGAAAATATACAAAAAAGCACTGGTCGCCCGGCCAATTTTAAATTTGATAAAGGTGGCATCCCGACCGAGATGGGCCCATTTGTTGGTGTTGTGATGAACAACATTGATCCTAGTCGCGCTGGCCGGTTACAAGTTTTTATTGAACAATTTGGAGGGGAACAAGCAAACAAAGATAGTTGGCGCACCGTTAGCTATTGTCCACCATTTTATGGATCAACCCCCAGAAGCAATTCCAGTGGAACCAGTGGCACCGGAACATATCCTGGTAACCAGAGTTCTTACGGTATGTGGTTTACCCCGCCAGACTTGGGCGTCAGTGTCTTGTGCTTTTTTGTTGGTGGAGATCCAGATCTAGGATATTATCTAGGGTGTATACCAGATCAAGGGCTTAATCGCATGGTTCCGGCTATTGGTGCCTCGGACAAATATGTAAAAGCCAATGCCAACCAAGAAACTTATTTTGCTCAGAGCAAACTATTGCCAGTGACCGAAGTTAACAATCCTCCAGAAAATACCAAGATAAGTGAAAATCCTAAATTCTTTGATCAACCAAAACCAATACATGCTTATGCGGCCGCAGTGTTGTTTCAACAAGGCCTAAACAACGATCCAATTCGCGGAAGCATTGGTAGTACTGCTCAGAGAGAAAGCCCTAGCGCATGTTATGGAATTGCCACACCCGGCCGTGCTATCTATGCCGGCGGCGCCTCGGATGCTGCCATTACTAAACAAGTAACCAGTACAGGCGCACCTGCCGGGGCCGCCACTGTGATTGGTCGGCGCGGCGGCCATACCTTGGTCATGGATGATGGTGCCTTAGATGGCAGCGATAATTTGATTCGTATTCGTACTGCCAAGGGACATCAGATCACCATGAGCGATGATGGCAATGCTTTTTATATTTGTCATGCCAACGGCCAATCCTGGGTAGAACTAGGACAAGAAGGCACACTGGATGTGTTTAGTACCAACTCAATTAATTTGCGAACCGAAGGCACTATTAATTTGCATGCTGACAAGGATATCAACATGTTTGCCGGGGAAAAAATCAATATAAAAAGTATAAAAGGAACAGCAATTCAAAGTGATGATGAGCTATCGGTTGCTTGCAAAAAAACCATGACACTCTTTAGCGAAGGTAAAGTTGGTATTAAATCTAACACGCAGCTAGCGATAAAAAGCAAAGTAGCCACAATTGATGGTGGTACAGCATTGAGCCTTAAAGGTATTTTAATTAGCCTAAATGGTGGTCCTGCATTGGGGGTAGATGCGCCCAAGGGCATCACCAAATATGTTATGCCTGACACAAATTTTGACAGCAGTACCGGTTGGCAGGTTGCTCCAGCCGGGTTAGAAAGTATTGTAACTAGAGCACCCACACACGAACCATGGCCTTATCATAATCAAGGTGTGGCTGTCACTGTTAATTTAGAAAACGGTCAACCAACACCACCACCGGGCGCACCTGCATTGCCAACTGGTACAAGCATTACAAAAACTGGACCATAATGGCTATATTTAAATATACTCTTCCGAGCGGTAACGAATTTGAGTTAATTACTCCTGGTGGATACACCCAGGCACAAGCTGACCTGTTGTTTTACAGTCAGGTGGTAGCCGGAAGTCTTGTAGGGTACAGTGTTGGACAAACATTGACCAGTGTCCAAACACGATTGACTAATTTTGAATTAAGTCGTTTAGAAAGAGATACTGCCGGAGTTGACCGTGTGACTATTTTATCAATTGTCACTGGTGAAATCGCCCTGTCAATACCTTCGTTGGCAAACACACCTTTACAAACTCCAATAACTGCGGCAGATTATGCAATGACCGGACCGGTCACCGGGGTAGGACCATTATCACCAGAAGAAGTACAGGCGTTGATTACAACCACAGAAGTATATGTTGATCAACCACCAGACACTATTACCGATACTGGTATTGGCACTTATAATCTCACACCACAGTCTTTAGAAAAAACAGGATATCTAAAACCAGGCACCAGCAATTATCCTGACTTTGCTTGTGTAATCGGTACGCCTAGCATATGGACTGGCAAGGATGGAGTAACCTCAGTGGCCGGTATACTAGATGATCCAGCACTACAAACTCGGATACAAAATGGAGTCCTGCAACTTAACTACGAGTCGTTAACTGCCAGCGGAACTATCCAAACCCAAAACTCGGCTCCTGCAAGTACCAGCACAGGACAAATCTACGGCGCTACAGGATTAACAGGATTGACCGCAGCTAGTTTAGTATCTGGAACTGCAGCACTTGGTAGCAATTTTAATAACCTTATTACTTCATCATTTTCGGGAGTTACTTCTCTGACCAACTCTATAACCGGCCAGGTGCCAGCCTCAGTCAGTAGTTTATTATCAACTCCAATTAATAATATATCAACTATTGCCAATGGTGCAGTTAACAGCGTAACGCAGGGAGTTGCTAATTTAACTGCCGAGGCCACCTCTGCAGCCAATCAATTAATAAAAGAATCGGTTGGTGCAGTAGTTAATAACGCTACTCAATTTACTGCGCCGGTAGCCGCCGCTTGGGCACAAGGTAGTGCATTGTTAAATAGTACGCTAGGGGAGGCCCAAGGAGTATTAAACAGTGCCTTAGGACAAGCTCAAGGTTTGTTAACTGGAGCCATTGGTAGTGCCCAGGGATATGCCACCAATGCCCTGGGCAGTTTATCCGGCATAGCCACAGGCGCCCTAGGATCGTTAGGAACTCAAGCACAAGCCTTGCTAGGCAATCTTGGTAGTAGTCTAGACATATTTGGAAAAATGTCAAGCTTCAGTGTAGACTTTAGTTTGTTTAGTTCAGACAGTTTAGTATCAGCAACTAAGGTAGCCGCAGGATTTAGTAATACGGTTAACCGCCAGACAGTAGATGCTGCAGTGGCAAGAATATTAGGAAATGCTAAAATTCCTGCACCTAGTTTTGAATTTCCTAGTGCTCTTACTGCTGGAATTAACGCCGATATTTTACAGGCACAGAAAAAATTATCTGAGCTCAAACCACAATTTATAGGATAGAGTAAATACAATATGACTACCTTCGTTGGATTTAGTACTATTGATCAATTCAAAAAGTTTACATTGGTAGACTTTGAGTTAATTAAACGCGATCTATTAAACGCTTTTAATATTCGACAGGGAGAACTTGTTGGTCGCCCTGGCTACGGCACCTCTATCTATGACAATGTGTTTGAAAATCAAACACAAGAGACCGAACGTGCCCTAACCACGGAAATACAGCGAGTTGTTGGTGGTGATCCTAGAATACAAATCACACAGCTAGATATATTTCCGCAAGAACACGGCATACTGATTCAACTAGAAATTGCTGTAATTCCCGGACAGACCGCTACTCTGCTGTCAGTATTTTTTGATCAACAAACTCGCCGTGCCAGTTATATCTAGTTAAACTACCCACTTTATTCTAACCATAAATAATACAACGACGGAATAAACATGGCCACAACCACAAGACAAACAGCTATATTTGGTGTTGAAGATTGGAAACGAATCTATCAAACCTACCGCGAAGCTGACTTTCAAAGTTACGATTTTGAAACCTTACGCAAGAGTTTTGTGGATTATTTGCGACTTTATTATCCAGAAACATTTAATGACTACATTGAGTCCAGTGAATTTATTGCCTTACTCGATGTCATGGCCTTTATGGGTCAAGCATTGGCGTTCCGCACGGATTTAAACACACGCGAAAATTATTTAGACACAGCCGAACGCAGAGATAGCGTAGTTAAACTTGCACAATTAGTGAGTTATACTCCTAAGCGTAATACAGAGGCCAGTGGTTATTTAAAAGTATTCAGTGTTAAAACTACAGAAAATGTTTTAGATTATAATGGAGTTAATTTGGCCAGCATTACAGTGAATTGGGCTGATCCCAGCAACTTTGATTGGCAAGAACAATTTACGGCCATTGTCAATGCCAGTTTATTAAACACACAACGTATAGGTAGACCAGCCAACAATCAAATAATCTTAGGGGTAGACACCAGCGAATATGCTATTAATTTAGTTCCTGGATATATTCCAGTGATTCCATACACTGCTACGGTTGACGGAGTCAACATGCCATTTGAAGCGGTTAACGCTAGTTCAATTGGTCGGAGTTATGTGTATGAACCTCGCCCGTTGCCCAACGGGCAGTTCAATGTATTGTTCCGTAATGATCAATTGGGTTTTGCCAGCGCCAATACTGGTTATTTCTTTTTGTTCAAACAAGGTGTGTTACAAAATCAAGATTTTAATTTGCCAGAGCGTATCAGTAATCGTTCCGTAGACATCAACATCGAAGGGGTTAACAATGAAGATGTTTGGTTATACCAACTTGACAATTTAGGAAATGTAACTAGAGAATGGATCAAAACCGATAATGTATATGGGGCCGCGGTTGAACAACTAACTCCGGGTTCTCGTACTATATATTCAGTGACCAGCCGCACCAATGATCAGATTACATTAAACTTTGGTGATGGCGTTTTTTCCACCATCCCAGTTGGAACTTTCCGTAATTATGTTCGTGCCAGTAATGGATTACAATATATTATTAATCCAGAAGAAATGCAAAACATTCAAGTTCCTATTGCGTATGTTAGTCGAACTGGACAAATTGAGACTATCACATTTACTTGCGGTATCACACAACCTGTAAGTAATAGCCAGGCACGTGAGACCATTCAAGAAATTAAACAACGAGCACCTGCACGTTATTACACACAAGATCGCATGGTCAATGGCGAAGATTACAATAACTTTCCATTCACCGCCTACAATAGTATTTTAAAAAGTAAGGCCTTAAATCGTGCCAGCATTGGCACCAGCCGATATCTTGATCTAGTAGACAACACCGGAAAATATTCCAGCACAAATATTTTTGCCAGCGATGGTGCCTTGTATGAAGCTAATAATTTGCCAGCCTTTCAATTTACCTGGCTAACCAATAATGACATTGCTGACGTAATAGCTAATAGTATTCAACCGGTGATCGGCGAAGATGGTGCCAGACAATTTTATTATGCCAACTACACTCGTCCTGACCTAACAGTGTTAAATATTACCTGGAACCAAAGCACTACACAATTGAATGAAACTACAGGCTATTTTCAAAATTCATTGGAAAATCCAGTATCCATCGGCACATATTCTAGCAATAACACCAAGTATATTGAAGTTGGGTCTTTGGTAAAATTTATAGCTCCTACCGGTTATTTCTTTGATAAAGACAATCAATTAGTGGCTGGAGTTCCCATAAGAGCCAATGAAAAATATGCGATCTGGGCAAGTCCAACTGCCGTTTATGTCGATGGCACCAATCAAGGGCTGGGCAATTTTACCAATGGGTTAGGACCGGTGGTACTTAACAACTTTGTTCCTACCGGAGCTATTGCCACCCAGGTTATTCCCCTGTTTACCACAGATTTTACCACAACATTTGCACAAAGCATCACTGAGCAAATTCGATTAAATCGTAATTTTGGTCTGGGCTATAATAATCTGACCGCCACATGGTATTTGATCAATAGTACCAATCTTGATGTGAATGCTGATTTTAGCCTTGCCAATGCACAATCAACCGCCGGAGTCAACAGTGATGCTTCGTGGTTTATACAGGCTACCACGGACGGATCAACATATACTGTGGTTAGTCGTAGTTTGGACTATTACTTTGGCAGCGTATTAGAAACTAGATTTTTCTTTTTTACCAATCAAAAGATCTATGACAGTCGCACCGGCACAGTGATCAGCGATTTTGTTAACATATTAAAAACCAACAGCAAGCCCGATAATAATACTCCACTCGAAGGCGATACTCGAGTACGGATCATTGGGCAACCAGTAGAAAGCGACGGGTATGTTGATGATTTTCAGGTCATAGTTGGATTTGAGGACAATGATGCCGATGGTGTTCCTGACAATCCAGATTTTTTTAATGACATTGTAGCGCCCGGCGTGAATAGTAATTTAAAATTGGTATTCCTACAACAAACTGTGGACTTTGATAATCTTCAACGCTATTTGTTAGTTGAACAAGGTGTAGTCAACAGCGACTATGCTACACAGGCCGCGATTGAACTGGACAAGGCCGAATACTCCAACGGTCAAGTATTTTACGCCTACAACCCAACCAGCGCCACTAGCAACATTGATTACAGTGCTGGCCTGTTTTATCAACTGACCTTGAATAACGATTTAACAAGAACTGTAGATCCTGTCACTGGTTGGATTGCTCGAGTTGGCCGTCAAGATTTATACTTCCAATATCGACATAATAGCCCATTAACAAGTCGGCTCGATCCCGGAACTACTAATATCATTGACCTTTATATTGTAACCTTGACTTATTATGTCGCATATCAAAATTGGATTAAAGATTCAACCGGCACGGTACCCGAACCAACTCCGCCTACATTAGATGAACTCACTACCGAATATGCCGGTCTCCAAGATTATAAAATGATCTCTGACAATATGATTTTAAACACTGTACAATTTAAACCGTTATTTGGAGCCAAGGCAGCAGAAGAATTACGGGCAATTATCAAGGTAATTCCTGCTGCCGGAACCACAACCAGCACAAGCGAGATTAAAAATTTAGTAGTGGCCAATATGGATGCTTATTTTAGTTTAGACAAATGGGATTTTGGGGCTACATTTTATTTTAGCGAATTGGCTGCCTATATCCACAGTCAAATTGGCAGCATTGTAAGTAGTGTGGTGTTGGTGCCTCTTAACCCACAAAAGTCATTTGGCGACTTGTATGAAATACGGTCGGCACCGAATCAAATTTTTGTTAACGCGGCCACGGTGAATGATATTCAGGTTATACAGGCCTTGACCAGTACAAATATTCGGACAGCACCTGGTAGCGGAGTAATTTAATGGCAAGAGTTCGCACAGTTGACTTTCTGCCAGAAATATTTCAAACACCGGTCAACAGACAATTTCTAGCAGCCACCCTAGACCAACTGGTCCAAGAACCTGAATTTAAAAAGACACAAGGCTATGTAGGCCGCAAGGTGGGCCCCGGCGTTAATCCAGAAGATCGATATGTAATTGAGCCAACGGCCAGTCGTACCAATTATCAACTAGAACCGGGCGTGGTAGAAATCAATCCTGAAAACAGCAAAGAAATTGTTGATGCTATTACCTATCCAGGAATTACTGACGCATTAAAATTACAGGGTGCTGATACCAGTAAGGCCGATCGTTTATATACTAGCGAATATTATGCATTTGATCCGTTTGTAGATTTTGACAAGTTTACAAACTTTGCCCAATACTATTGGTTACCCTCGGGGCCACTAAGTGTTGATGTGTCAGCAACAGCTATTCCATTGACTGACGATTTTACGGTGACTCGGGCCAACGGAGTTTATGCATTTAGTGGAGTTACTGGTAACAACCCAATTATAACTCTAGTACGTGGCGGCAATTATAATTTTAATGTTGCACAAAATGCCACAGAAACTGTAAACTTCCGAGTGAGCAATAGTGGTAGTTCATCTTACATCATTGACTATCAACCAAACCCAACGTTAATATTGGTTCGCGGCAATACCTATGTATTTAATTTAAATTTAACTGGTGTTTACCCATTTTATATCAAGACCATTGCCAGTCTAGGAAACATTAATACCTATGATACTGGGGTGCTTCGTAACGGGGCTACCACAGGAATTATTACATTTACTGTTCCTCAAGACGCGCCCGATACTCTATACTATTCCAGTGCCAATGAATATAATTTGCAGGGACAAATTAATATTGTCAATGCTACCCCCGGAACAGGCCCTGGGTTTTGGATTCAAACAGATCCTGGAGTTGCCGGACGTTTACCGTATGCACCAAACATCAGCAGTCGTGATGTGTTTGGGGTTCTCAACAATGGAGAAGATCTTGGCACCGTTACCTTTGATGTGCCCGACAAGGACGCACAAAGTTTTTATTATAGTTTAAACACAATTGGCAATATTTCAGGCAAGCCGTCAGGCACGGTAGATCTTGTAACTACTCTTGATTTTGATCAAATTAATAATCAATTTGTTACTCCGTTTTTAGATGTCACAGGCGGAATCGATGGCATAACATCATTAGATGGCCGCACTGTAGTTTTTTTAAATCAAAATCAAGATCCCGAAGCCGGCGGATGGCAAGTTACCACACAGTTTGACCCGTTGTTACAAACATCATTTGCAAATATTGGTGGAACAAAGTCCGGAACAGTAGTTAATCAAACTTATAGTTCTATTACTCCAACCACTGTAACCGGTAGTGGCACTGGGTTGATTGTTAACGTAAAACTTTTGTCTAACAGTGTAGTATATTCAAACTCAACTACATCTATTACTGTAGTTGATTCTGGAACAGGGTATACTGTCGGGGATACTATAAAGATTCCTGGGAATTTATTAGGAGGCACAACCCCTGTTAACGATTTAACTTTTAAAGTTGTTGTAGTATCAGAAAATAATACACCTGGATCATTTGATTCAATATTGTTTGATCAGACCACCTATCTTCCGCAAGATCAATATTACGATGTCTGGCAAATACAGTATAAAACTGATACTGATGGTCAGCAATTTATGTTGTTAAACAATGTATTGTCAGTTAGCAATTTAGAAAAATTTAATATTCTATTTGGTACCGAGTATTCCAGCACTAGCTGGTATAAAAATGCTTCTGGATTCTTTGAAGAAATTCCGTTATTAACAGCTATCAAAGATGTGCTGTATTATCAAGACGGCACCGACCCTGAAATTTTTGGGCAGATTCGTCTTGTCAATCCTGAAAATAATGCCACAATCAACATTGACGAAATTATTGGTAAAGCCAACTATACCGCACCAAATGGCGTAGTATTCACTAATGGATTAAAAGTTGTATTTCGAGGCAATGTAATTCCTGCCAGTTATGCTGGCAATGAATACTATGTTG